ATTGTTAAAGTTAATCAACATAGAAGGGCTTAGACCGTTCTTAATGTTGTTGATGTGGTAGTTTGCTACCTCCTCTTCTAACTCAGCATAAGGAATACCCCCTTGATAGTCTACAGGAGAGTAGTAATAGAACCCAGAACGATAAGGCTTGATGCAGTAGATTTCTAACGCATCACTTTTCTCTCCGTGACCAAAGGCAGGTATTCTTACAGGCTCATAGCCCTTCTTACGAATCTTTGTCCAATCCTTAGAGTAGTAATACCCACATACCTCACCATCTTCATTCATCTTCTCAAAGCGTAGTGTCTCTATAGGCATATGTGCTACCTGTACAATCTTACTCTTATCCTTGTTGTAAATGATTTGGAAGGCTGCTTGTCCCAATGCTTTAAGGTCAAAGGTTACCTTACGCAAACAAGAACGCTTGAATAGGCTCATCATTTGAGCATACGCCTCTGGCTTACGAGAGGCATCAGTCGCAGATAATCCCTTGCCGTACATAAGCTCGGTCATACCATTGATGATAGCGTTGTTTGTCGCACTACCATTGTACCTATCAATAAGGTATTGGAAGTAGTTGTTGTCTTCGCCATAGGCAACCCATTGCTTACGATTGTCTTCAACTACCGCAGGGGTTGTGTGTGAGGCGAGGTTAACGATTCGTATATTACTCATCGGTAAATGTATTGATTATCATTATCAGTATCCTCATAGTGAGTGAACTCACCATTATTGATACTAAACTTCTCTAAGTCTGTTTGGTTAGTGCAGAACACTTTACCTCTATATATCTCGTTAGTACCTGTGATTCTAATAGTATAGTATCTATCCTCCTCAAAGGTATAAGTAGGTGTGATATGCAAGTAATTAGCCTCTTGAGTAGCAGTTAACGATTCAGTAGAAGAAGTGTTTGTCTCCTCATCAGTAATCTTTACCGACACGCTTGTATCAAACGCTCTTGGAACAAAGTATATCTTCTTATCTGTTGTGGTTACAATGTGCATAATAGGTTAACCACTAATAGAGGTAAGTGTTATGAAAAAGAAAAGGGTAGCCCCGAAGAACTACCCTATCCCAAAACCAAAACACCTATGTCGTAGGTCTTACAAAGATACTACTTTATTACGAAGTAACAATAGTATCAGTAGCAGAAGTCATACCTGCAAATGGGTCACCATCAGCAGAACCTGCAAGGAAGTTTGCAGCAGTACGCTCCATAGCGTTAAATGTTAGAGAGTATCCACTCATATCACCCATAGCAGCACCAGAGGCTATAGAACCTCCTGTAACATCTGCTCCGTGTTCACGACCTACCAAGTAAGCATTTCCGTTATAATCCTCAACAATAATGTGAGGTCTTCCGTATGCCAATAACTTGATTTCGTTGTTATCTTCCTTGCTCAATTGAGGCAAAGAAAGAGTAACCGCTTGGTCAAAGAATACCGTTCCATTTTCACGAGATGCGTTAATCGTTTGCTCTACTGAAGATGTGCCTTTCAGCTCATACTTGTAGGCAGAGAATGTTCCTGTCATATCTGTTACCTCATCCGAAGATAGAGTAATCGTTCCTAAGTCTCCGAAGTCTACAAAGTAAACTGCTTTTAGACCACCTACCGATTCTCTACAAGGTAAAGCACGACCTTTTGTTAAATCACAAGCCATATTATTCTTTTATTAAAAAAGGGCAGACAAGCATTAGCCTACCTGCCCTAATTATTAACTAAACTAAACTACTTCTTAGTCGTGGTATAAAACGATGTCATCAACGATGCCGTACTGAACACCAGAAGTAAAACGCATTACCACCCTAACGTTCATCGAGCCATCAATATTTTCCATATCAATTAGCTTCACCTCGTTGTGGTCGCTCAACAATCCTGTACCGAAGAAGATGTTAGACTTCTGTGCAGCTACCATATGGTTGTCTGGCATACCAGAACAAACAAAGATTTTAACACCATCAAAAGCCAAGTCACCACCATTGTACCAAGTAGTACCTCCGTTGTTCACACCATTAGCACCAAGTCCATCAGCACCAAATCCACCCAATGCACGAACATAAGCACGAGCAATGTTTTGTGATACATAGATGTACAAGTCTTCTTTTCCGTAAATAGCAGAAGGAATTGCATCTACAACACGACCCATTTGAGCGATAACATTACTTGCGTCAACTGAAACACCTGTAAGGTCTTGTCCTGCAGGAAGGTCAGTATCTGCTTCCAACAAAGTAACTAAACCATCAAACTCACCTGCGGTAGCGTTAACACCTTGCCATATTGTTTCTTCAGTCTTCTGTGCTACTTTAGATGCAATGTGACCGATTAAGAAATCGCTAAATGATGGAGGCAATGTATCAAAAGCTGAGTAGCCCATTTGTACTGCTTCCCAATCGCTATGGAAATCTTTTTTACAAAGCTCCAAGTTTACTTGGAACTCTTCTGGTTGTAATACACGCTCTGTTAATGTAACTGTGCTTTGGTCTGCAAAGTCACAATCAGCGTTCTTTACCAATGCGTTAGTAGAAAGAGTTTTCATTACTTCTTTATACTTGACATTTGGCTTAACGGTGATACCACCACCTTCAATGGTATCAGCACTCAATAATGCAGCGGAGATGTACTTCCCTGCGAACTCACCTGCGTAAGTTGTAGTAATTGATGTTGCCATTTTCTATTTCTTTTTAAAGTTGATTATTCTAAATCTTATAAGGTTAACTAACTAATGTTGTAGGTGTTAGTTTTCTGCAAAAAAAAAGGAGAGCAATGCCCTCCCTTATAGTATTGTAGTGGTTGATTAAAATTTAATTCTCAAACCTTGCTTGATAGTTTCTAATTCACCAGAAAGAATACTTGTAGCAATACTATCTAATTCTTTGCCAATAGAAGTATCCATAAAGTCAACACCTAATTCTTTTGCTTTAGCACGACCTTCTCTTTCAAGTTCCTTTGTCTCAGCATAGAAACTCTCTGCTCTTTTGTCTAACGCTTTCGCTTCATTGTTTAGTTCACGAACTAAATCATCAATAGTGCTAAACTTTTGGTTGTAAGCCTTGATATCAGTCTTTAATTGAGAAGACATTTTACGAATACCTCCTAACTCTAAAGCCAACTCAACCTTAACCTCTTCGGATAGTTCAGTAGATTCTTGAGGAGTTTCTACTTCCTGTGCTTTAGCAGAAAGCTCTGCCCATATCTTTTCTACCTGCTTCATTTGTGTTTATTTTCTTTGTGCAATTTTCCTTGCTTCTTTAGCATTTGACTTGAGTTTATTTCCAAATTTCTCTGTTTGAGAACCCATATCCACACCTAAATCTTTAGCTTGTTGCTCTGCTTTTTCATAAAGTCTTTCTGCTTGAGTAAGTATTTCAGATGCTCTATCTATACTACTAAAACCACTTGTAAACAAATCCATTCCTTGTTTATACTCTTTAATCACATCTTGAATTATTCCTAATTCAACCTTTTGAGGTTTAGCTGATAATTCAGCCCATACTTTTTCTACCTGCTTCATTATCCTAACTTGTCAAAGATTCTACTTAGTGTGTCTTTTCTCGCTCCTTTACCAAACTTGTGCATCTCAGCAGTCTTAGTTTCTGGAGAGTGCTTAATAGGCTTCGCAGCAGGTTCATCAGTAGACATCTCTACCTCTTCTGCCTTTGGCTCTTCAACTACCTCTTCACTCATCTCCTCTTCTTTAGGTGACATCATAGCCTTGATTTCATCAATCATACCTTTGAGTTCATCCATAGCAGCAGTAAGTTCTTCCTTAGTAGCGTAAGCCATCTCTTTCTCTTCTTCGTTGGCTTCCACCTCTTCACTTGCTTCTTCTTCAGTAGCAGGTGCTTCTTCTTGTGGTGCTTCTTCTTCTTCTTTAGCCTCACCGATTTCAGCGATAACACCTTCTTCAGCTACTACGAGGATACGACCATCTTCCATTTCGTACTCACCGATAGGTAGAGCGATACGCTCATCTTCAGTAACGATGAATACCTCTTGGTTGGGTTCAAAGGCTTCGGCTTCTATTACCGTGCCGTTCTCCAATTTCATAGACTCCAACTTCACCTCATCTTGTAGGTTAAGCAGTTCCATAATCTTGCTTAATGTTTCTTGTGATTTCATATTATATCTTTCTATCTAATTCTCTTTGAACCATTGCACCAACACCTTCAATACTCTTGTATTTAGAACTAATAGATGCATAAGCCTTTTTCAATTCATCGTACCCTTTAACACTTGAAGGGTCTACACCTAATTCTTTTACAGACTGCTCAAGTTTGTTTAGAAGTTGTGGTACGCCATCTACCCAAGAACTAACATACTGCTCATCTTGCTCGGCTCTTACAGATTTCAACTCTTTAGCAAGTTGTGAGGCATCTTCCTTAATAGCAAATAATCTACTTGCTTTAGATTCTGCAACTTCCAATACTTGAAGTTTAGATTGAACTGTACGAATGTCATCAGCATAGTTAGAAATCTGACTCGCTACATTCAGTTCAACTTCGTGTTGTTCCAACTCCACCTTCTCGGTAGAGAGCTTTGCGAATACCGCCTTTTCAGTTCTGCTTTGTTTCATATTACATTTTTGATGCTTCAGTTGCTAACTTCTTTGCTCTACCTAAGCCTGTTGAAATATCTTGTAAGTTCTTCTCAGCAGTTTTTACCTCATTAGGTAAATCAATACCAAGTTCTTTAGCAGCACTCTTAAAGTCGTTAATCGCTCTTTCTTGCTCCTTAACACCTGCTTCTACTTTATCGTAGTCTTGTAACGCATCAAAACCTGCATTTTGCAATTGGTTTCTTGAGTTCAAGAATAATGTAGCCAAAGAAGATACACCTCTTAAAATGTCATCTGCTTTAGCTAATTCAACTTCTTGAGGTTGTGCAGATAACTCCTGCCAAATTTTTTCTACTCTTTGCATAGTATGTTAACTATTAGTGTTTGTTATTGTTAGATTTTATCAAGAGACTTCAACTTACTCTCTGCCCATCTCTTAGCACTCTTACCTCCCCAAAGCAAATAACTAATGTATCCACAAGAGGTAGTATCCCCCTCATCGTAATACTCCTCTGCTCTACTCAGGTAACTATACATCCTCTTTATAGTCTCTACACTTATGGCTTCGCCCTTCGCTAATTGTTGCGCTCTAACCTTACCAACCTGTGTAGCACACTTATTGTTGACCTTCTTATTCAACTCTATACCCCTCTTAGCATTGTTGCGTACCGAAGTGGGGTAATCCTTGTAAGTCTCAAGTTCAGTACGCTTACCCTTTTTTGTTCTCAAGTCTTTCTTGATGATAGCCTTAATCGCATTTAACTGCTCCTCTGCTTTCTCCTCCTCTGGTGATTGCTTAGATGCCTCTACCTTGTCTACAAAGTAACCCTCAATGCTAAAGCCTTTGACCTTACCACTCTTCACATAGTCATTCCAAACCTCATCGTTATGAACCTTCATTGATACCATCCAAGTGCCTACAGGTAAATCCATACCATATAGCTTACTCTTGTCTTGCTCACCTTCTATAATCCAACTCTCTACAACACTAAGTCCTGTAATGTCTATTTGGTGTTCTAAGGTAGCTTTATTCTGGTTACCATTGATGAAGAACAACTCACTTGCCTTTCTTACCGTGTCTTGTGAGAAGTAGATGTAATACTCATCATCACCACTCCTACGATAGATAGGTTTGTTAGGTACAAGTGCTGCTCCCAAGAGCAAACGCTTGTCTTCATCCATTGTCTTTAGTTCTACTCGCTCTTGCTCTTTAAGTGCAACGAAGTCCTCTTCTATTGCAGGAGCTTCTACGATGCTGATTGCTTGGATACCTGCCTGTAGGCTTTCTTCATCCAATAATAGTTCTACTATTCGCATTGTTAAAAGGTTGATTGCTTAATTCTATTTCTATCTAATTCTTGTTGTGAGGTAACATCGCTACCTACTACATATGCTTTTACAGGATTCTGTTGTAGTGATTGTAGTATTGCATTAGTGCCTGTGCTACCCACTACATTAAACTGAGGTGTCATACTACCAAAGCTACCACTACCACCATCTGGTATGTTAGTGTCTACACTACCACCTCCGCTAAATTGTTGTCTTGCTATGGTGGCTATTTGTGCTGCGCCTGTAACACCTACGAGTGCTGCATTTGCAAACCTAAAAGATTGCGTAGGTGTAGGGTCAGTAGTCTCAGCTAATGCTTTAGAAATACCTTGTGCCGTGCTTATAACTGCGTTGGCTATCCCTGCAACCTTGTTAATCATAAAGGCTCTCTTTTGTGCCTTCTCATTCTCACCTGTAAAGGCTTGTACAAGACCGTTGATAGCACCTATGGCATCCATAGACATCTGCACCTTTGCATCTTGTACATCTCTCTCAAACTGCTTACGCTTACGAGCTTCTTCTGCCTCTTCAGCAGTTCGCTCTGCATTGAGTATGTTTATCTCATTAGTAGTTTCTCTAAATTCATCAGAATCTGCTTTATATAGTTTCTGTTGGTCTTTTAGTTGTCTTAGTCTCTTCTCATAGATAGACTTACTAAGAGACTCCTCAAAAACCATCTTAGCTTCTGCATTTGTTTGAGCATCTATAAATGCTTGACCTTCTATCTCGTAAACTTCTAATTG